CTTTATCTATTTTTTTAGGCACTTTTGTTCTCCAACCAAGATTGAATTAGCTTTGATATATCACCATCAGGCGTATAAGGTATAACTAAATCTTCTCTACGTTTAATCCATGTTTTATTTAATATTAATGTACCATCTACTTCAGTGATTTCTTTATCACCTGTCAAAGAAGATACTATAGTAATAGTCTTGTCGTTTTCTTCAATTACAAATCCAACAGAAACACATTCTGCTAAACTGTTATCTAATTCATTTATATCTGTCCACCCATAACTAGGACTGATAGCATCTTCCCAATAAATAAGTGCAAGTTTTACATTCATATTAAACCTTATATTTTTTCCCTCTGAAATAAGCAGTTCTGAATAAATTATTTACTTGAACTAATTCAGGGTGAATAGTTTTTTCACTTGGGTCTACTGTTATTACAGCAAATCCATTATTCCAATCATTCGCTACGTTGTCTTCTAAGTAAGGGTGATAGTCTTCTGATAAATGACCAGTCTGTACTGCCATAGTTGTTGTGGAATAAGTGTTAAAGGTTCTTGAATTTAATTGGTGGGTATGACCAGTGATTATATTTAATCCTGATCTCATAGCATTTTGATAAGCAGTATGAACACCACCTCTCATTCTATGTTTAATCATTACAGTATCATCTATTAAATGACTCATAGACCATTCCCAATTAGGGAATATGTTTTGCATTTTAAATCCTTCAAAATCTTCAAACTGTCTACCCCAGTTAGATACAAATTTAGATAATCTAGTTTCATGATTACCAAAGGTAGCTATCTGTTTAATAGGGTACTTAGCAGTATCAATTACTTTTTGTATTTTATTTATCTGTGATTGACTGTCAAATATTTCTTGTTGAACAGTTCTTTCTTTGTGGGTTATCTCTAAAATATGTTTAGAAAAAGTAGATAGTATAGATAAATCCATAATATCCCCATTAGCAACTACACATCTAAGTTCTTTAGACTTAACTAAATCCTTTAATACTTTAAGGAGTATTTGATAAGATGCTGTTTCATGTCCTTCAAAATGAGCATCAGAAAATACCAACATAGTATAAGGAGTATCATCACTAACATTAACTCTATTAGTTAAAGGAGGTAAATGTTCTCTATGAGTTCTTGTTGCACCATTATGTTTATTAGCGTGAGGTTTAAGTTCTACACCTGTGATTTCTTCAGCTTGTTGTCTGTAAAAAGACATAGTAGATGAGTCTGTATTTTTTCCTAAATAATTAAAGACATCTTTTTGTTTATTCATTCCTGGTAAATTCCAGGCTCTAACTATATCGTGTGCAAATCCTTTAGATATTGATGATCTATTCTTGCTTGGCATTAATATTCTCCTTAGTTTCTTTTAAAAGATATTCTAAATACCACTTAGCCTTCTCTAAATCTTGCACAGGAGTGCCTTTATATGGAAAACGAGTAACGTATTTAATTATATTTCCACGAATATAATCCATACTCCAAGATTGAATGTACTCTATTGTCTCAATCCCCTTAGTATAATGACTAGGGTGATTAATAAGGTCTATCTTGTCTTTTTTCTTCATCTATCTTCTCAAGTACATGTTCCCATGGTATAGGTATATATTCGTTATCCCAAAATATACCACCATAAAGGTATCCATGTCTAGTATCAAATCTACCTTTGATTCTAAACTCTGCTTGATTATCAATAGACTTGATAGCTTTTATAATTTTCATCTCACGTTCTGTGAAAGGAACATTGCTACACATATCAACTCCTATGCCAATAAACTCACACTTATGAGGATTATTAACAGTACAGTTAAAAGCTCAAAGATGCTAACTTCAGGCCTTAAATATTTGGTTTTTATTTTATAAAAAAACCAATTAAAAAATTCTATTTTATGAACAACAACTGCCACAACTACCAAAGATAAGAGTAATGTTTCTTGCATTATTACCTCAATGGGTTATCTGACCTTGCTTTCATTTCATTTACTTTTGCATTTAATACAGCTATTTCAGCTTTGTTGATTGCTATGTCTGCTGTCAATGGTTTAATATCAGGAGCTGATTTACTTTCAACTACTTCCAACCTGTTTAATACTCCACCTACAGTAACCATCATACCACCTAATGTGATAACCAATCCAACAATTCCTAAAATTACTTTAATATCCACGTATACTCCTTAAGTGTTCTTCTGCTCTAATTGTATTATCTACAGACTCTTGAACCACTTGATTGTATTCCGATATAATATCTTTATACATAACTTGACTCTGAGCATATATATTTCTGCCATCAATATATTCTCTCTTATCATAATAATTCCCTCCATCAATAACTAATTGATTTATAAATATATTGTTGTTGGTTTTACTATAATTGTCAAGAGATAAAGGACTTTGCATTGCTTTAGCTACAATCATTGAGGTAGCTATTAGTCTTTGGTCTATACGTTTAAGCGTTTGATTAACCTTTTTTTCTATAGATTCTACTGTAATATTTTGATTACGGACTCTAACAGTTCCTTCAGTCCTGCTATCTTCCACCGATGTGCTTCTGCTTTCGAGGGTTTCTTCTCCTGAAGTAGCAACCTCAGTTCGTTCATCTGTAGGTTCACTTCCTCCTGCTTCTCTTTCTCTGACAGGATCATCTATTTCTTCAGTAACAACAGTATCTTCTGTTGTAGATTCTTTAGAACGGCTAGGATTTTCTGGCACATTGTCTTTTTCAATAGTACTTTCCGTTTCTTTTGCAATACTTTCTTCACTTTCTTTTGGCTCAGATTGTATACTTGGGCTAGGCTCTGAGATAGTATCTTTAATGGATTCTCCTTCAGGCTCTCCGATAAGGTTTGAGGTTTCGAAGATTTCTTCCGTAAACTCGTTGGTAGTTTTTTCATTAAAACTTTCAGTTCTTTCGACAAAGACTTCTTCGACTTTGATTTCTGTTGGGATTTCTTCATATGTTATCTCCTGAAACACATCAACAACTCCTGAATTTAGTTCTTCTATTGCTTGTGGCTCAAAGTAAAATTCTTCTATAGTAGATATTTCTATCGTTGGTTGTTCTGTTATTTCAAATGTAAATTCTTGTTCTGGTATATACTCATAAAAGTCTATATCTTCTACGACATTATACACTACTTCACTCATAGTTTTCAACTCAATTACTTGAGAGGTATCTAATAAACTATGTTCTATGTTTAGTGTTGGATTCTTTAAGTCAGTTGCGTGGTGATTAGTGTTTGAAGTTGACTCATTAAAAGTGAATTTAACATTAATACTGTAATTTGACTGTTCATTTAACCCTTGCGTGTAGGAGTCCTTATAGGTAGCAAATTGACCACAATTATTAAAACCACATGAACTACTGCTTATATTCCTTATCTGTGTCGTAATCGTGCCATTAGAGCCTGTGATGGTCTGTTTCATCTGAGTAATAGAGGTATCTGCGTTCCAGTGCCAAATATCACCCCCTAAAGTAGATGTCCACCCATTATTAATTTGTTCTTGAGTTAAAGTGTTATTTAAATTAATAGTAGATTCTATATATTTATCATTAACTCCAGCAATCGTTGTACTACCATGTAGAGAACTTATATTTGTTCCTGACCAAGTTCCATCTGTAAAATCTTGAGTAATAAGATTACCTGTAGTTTCTGCAAATAAAGTTAAAGGAAATAATAAGAATATTATTCTAATCATTCCAAGTCATACTAGTTTTACTAGTTCCTCTTAGTTCTCCCTTTCTTTTCTCAATCCATCTAGCTTTAGCTTTCTCACCAATCAATCCTTCTATAGGACAAGGTGTTCCTGCGTTCATCATAGCTTCCCATACATCATTGTCTTGACACATTAAAGATATTGCTGCGACTTTCATACCGAGTTTAGATAATACTACTACTGATTTTCTTCTTTCGCAATTAGGGTCTGCATAATAAGAACCAAATGTTCCACTAAATCCTATAACTGTTATACCAGCAGCGAGTGGAATAACACAACTATCTTGTCCATAGACACTCATAGCAGGTGCTGATGAGCCGTTTACGGCAGTTCTAGTATTAGAATTATTATTAGTTGAATTGCTTGTAGTAGTATTGGAAGATGATCCAGTCTGATAAGTGGTAGAAGACTCATACCCACCTGTGATTGCTGTGTTTGAACCAGCATTATTTGTTTGATTATTGTCAGTTGCTCCTGATGAAGTAACATCAGCTAGGGCTTCGCATGTACCAAGAACTATCATAGCTATTACAATTATCATTGTTGCTATTTTTATTCTATACATATCTATCTCCTAACTAAAGAACCTCCAAAATATAACCCTATAATTGAGCTAACAACGTGTGTATCTAAAGGTGTAATGATTAAACCAGTCATAGGTTTCCATTGTGTAACATCTATTGAATATGAAAATATCCAAAAACCATGTCGTATAGCTTCTGTATAACCTACATAAATAGGAGTTTCAGGTGCTATAAGAAAAACTAGTTTAGGTAATACTAGGATTGCGAATACGCACATTAAAGCTATCCAACGCCTTGTATTTTTAGTAAATGAATCCTTGACATCTCTTGCTTTATCTGCTTGTTCAGCTACAAAACCAGCTCGTGCCATTAACATTTGTTGTTCTTCAGCTTTATCTTTAGCCTTTTGAGCCATAATACCTAATACTCCACCGAGTACAGTACTTGCTCCCATGCTTACTAGTTCCATTGGTATCATTCTGTTTTCCTCAATTTAATTTCTTTAAATTCAGGTAGACTTACTAAAACTTCTTCTACATTTTTAGTTAAAATACCTTTTGATTTTTGTTCTTTAATAAATTTTTGTATTTGGGGTATAGTCATATTCTGAAGTTCTTTAACTAAAAACTCTGCTCTTTTGTTTATAGTTAATGATTTAACCCTAACATCAGCAGGAGTTAACCCTAACTGTTTATTTTTAATTCTTTTCTTTATTCCATTTAAAACTGCTTCATTTATATTTTCAGGATTATTTAACATTTCATCTGACAATACTTTTCTTCTTTCGCTTGGTTTAACATCTTCGAGTTTCTTAAAGATACTATAAGCTAACCTAGAATTTCTTGCTTTCTCAGTATTATCTTCTTTAGCTATTTGTTCTAGTTCAGAAAATTTACCTGCTCTTTTTTCATAGGTTTCAGGATAACCAGTACCAAAAAACTTTTTAGCTATAGGTATCTCTCTTATACTGAGTTTTTCGTTATTAACTACTTTACTTGTAATGTTAAGTATTTTTTGTAAGAACTGTCCAGGTCCACCAAAATAATTTCCAGCTAAATATTTAAGACTTTCAGGTGAAACATCATATCCTAAGTTTTTAGCAGTATCAGCTAAAGCAAAAGCCAGTTCCCCACCATAAGTGTCCATAGTCCAAGGGTACATTGTTTCTGTGCTATATTGATTTCTAGTTTCTAACCACTCAGGTCTTATTACTCTGCCTAATCCATCTTCATTAGCTTGTAATTCAAAATAAGGTCTAACAACTGTTGGTATAATACTTCCTCCAAAAGGACTTAAAGTATCAAAAAATTCTTCTCCTACTTCTTTTGCAACATCTCCTGGATTTTCTCCAAGATTTCCTAGAGCAAATTGTTGTGCTTTATCCATAGCTACTTTTAATGGAACTAAAGAATAACCTATAGGTAAAGAAAAATAAGAAGGCGAACCATCTTCTTTAGTACCTGTAACAATAACTAAGTTTCTATTAGTAATCCAATTACTTCCATGAGTAGATTTTATTTTTTCTCTCCATTCAGGATTCATAAAGCTATTCCATTGGTCAAATGCTGCTGTTATTGCAGTCATACCACCTAAAGTATTTACTAAATTTCTTCTATTAATAAACATATCTTTTTTACTACCATAAAACTTACCAGTATTTCCAAAAACATTTTTAAATAATACCTTGTTTGCTTGTATAGCTGGGTTAGCAAATAAATACATTGCTCTTAAAGCACCTACTTTTCTACCACCTTTGGTTGGATCAAAAGATGAGTTTCTTGCAGCTATAGCAGCTTTTTGTCCACTATATCCTTTATTTATCATCATTCTGTAAGTACCGAATCTTGTTCCATCTTCAAATATTTTATTAAAGTTATTAACTAAGTCATCAATTTTAGCAGCTTTTTGTTTTATTGATGCTGAAAAGAATGAACCATCTTTAGCCATATTAGATAATGAAGCTACTTTATCTTCAACTTGTTGTACTGTTGATAATCCATAACCACCTACAGCACCACCATCTTTTTTAAATTCTTTATAGAGTTTTGATAGTTCTATTTCTTCAGGTGTTGTTGGTTTAGCACCTTTCATCTCCATTTTATAAACAGTCTTCATGTCTTTAGCTATATTTATAGGATTTAAGATTTCTCTAGCTCCATTTTTATAACCTTGTTTAGTCATAACATTTACAAAGGCTTCAGTTCTATCTCTTGATAAGTTAGGTATCATAAATTCAGGACTATATCTTGTATATAAACTACCTAGATTTCTGTTTATCCATGTAGCTGCATTAAATATTGGTTCAACATATTTATCCATTGCAACTTTAGGTTTACCTTTAAAAGCTAAAGCTAGGTTGGCATCTTTAAAACTAATTAAAGTTTTCTCTCCATTCTCAAATACACTTAATGTAGTATCACTAGGAGTAACTTTATCTTGAAATTTATCTTTATCTATTTGTTTAAAGTAAGGTTGAGCATCTTTTCTAATATGTACGAACTGATCAGCAACATCTCTGTTTGCATCTAATAGTTTTTTAAATGCTATTTTTGCTTTATTAACCTCTGCCCTTCTTATTGTTTGAGCTAAACTCTCATTAATATTTTGTCTTATAGAACCCACTTCTAAAATACTTCCTTTTAATTGTCTTATCCCTGTGGTTTTTACTTCTCCAGTAGCATTACGAGAATTAAAATAAGTAGGTATATCAGTTTCATCAATTATTCTATTTAAAGGAACATAGTCTGGTCTTTCTTTTCTCCATATAGCTGCCTGTTCTTTAGAAACTAAACCACCACCTTCTACTTTATCTAATATTTTTTTAGATAAAAAACTAAGTTCTTTTATTTCAAGGTCAAGTAAATCTAAAACACCATTCTTTTTAAATTTATCTAAATGTTTTTTAGCTACCTCATCAGTCATTCCAGAACCATTTTTTGAATTAAGTCTTTTATTAACTTCTGGTGCATATTTTGCATGTAAGATAGTATCTAAGTCTTTAGAAAGTTCTTCTGATGTTCTTCCTATATCTGCTCCCTTTTTAACTAAACCTTCATCTATAATTTTATTAGAATTAAAAAGAACATCTGTTTGTTCTTTAATTTTTTGTTCTGATAAACTTATATGTGCATAATAATCAAGTTCATCTTTACCACCAGTTTTTAAAGGTCCACTATCTTTATAATAACCCCCAGATTCATCTTGGATTAATCTTGTTCTAATATGTTCATCATCAAAATCTTCTCTAAAGTTAGTAAATTTATCTTTATTTTTTTCTTTTACAATATTAAATTGTTTTTGTCTTAATAAATCTACTCTTTCAAATAATGTTGATACACCACCATCACTATTTATAAGTTTTAAAATATCTCTTGATTCTAGTCCTTCAATTTTACTATAAGCCTTACTAAACGCAGCTCCTGTTAAACCT